TATGGAACACAAGCACAATGTAGAACACGTTAAGCATCACTATGGCAAAGGCCATGATCACATGCATGAGCAAGAGAAAGTTTCTAAGATGTACGGTGAAACTCCTCACAAAATGCACCACGATCATGTAAAAGCCATGTGTGGTGGCGGAATGTCTAAGGCTAAGTAATGCGAGCTTCTCGTGGGATGGGCGATATTAACCCATCTAAGATGCCAAAGGCTAAAACTATTGTTCGGAAAGACAATCCGAACGATGTCACTATGTATAAAAAAGGTGGCAAAGTTAAAGGCTATGACGCTGGTGGAGCAACTATAGGTGACCCAGTACTTAATTACCAAGACCAAACAGCGCTAATGCAACAAGAAACAAAAGGCTCTAAAAAAGGTGGTAAGGTTGGGCTTTATGCCAATATTCATGCAAAGCAGGCACGTATTAAAGCTGGCTCTGGTGAAAAAATGCGTAAAGTTGGATCTAAAGGCGCACCTACAAAAGAAGACTTTATCAAGTCTGCTAAAACAGCAAGGAAAAAATAATGGCTACTAAAAATTGGATTAAAGATGCTATTAAAAAACCCGGTGCGTTGCGTTCTCAATTAGGCGCTAAACCCGGTAAACCTATTCCGGCAGCCAAATTAGCTGCAGCTGCAAAGAAACCCGGCAAGGTGGGTAAGCGGGCTAGGCTGGCGGAAACCCTGAAAGGGCTAAAGAAATGAAAAAACATATTAAAAAAGCTTTACAGTGGGCACTAAGTAAGTTTGAACCAGATCCAGCTGAAATAGCGGCTTGGCCTTTTCCTGTTCCAAGCGAGGACTTTGAGCCACGCCCAAAGAAGAAAGCCCCTTCGTTAAAGAAAGCCACCACACGGACGGTTGCTAAAAAAACTGTTGCTAAAAAGAAAGCTAAGTAATGGCTACTTCAGGAACTACATCGTTCAATTTAGACATGGGCGACCTCATTGAGGAAGCTTTTGAGCGTTGTGGTTCACAGTCCCGTTCTGGTTACGATTTTAGAACGGCACAGCGTAGTTTTAATATGCTCACTATTGAGTGGGCGAATCGTGGCATAAATCTTTGGACTATTGAGCAGGGGCAAATTCCTATCAATATCAATGCAGGTCAGATTAGCTATCCAATTCCTGTAGATACAATCGATTTATACGACCACGTTATTCGTCAAGGTTCAGGACAAAATCAAATTGATATTAACATCACCCGTATTTCTGCAGATGATTACCTTGATTTACCAACTAAAAATGCTTATGGACGTCCTATTCAAGTTTGGATTGACCGCCAATCAGGAAACGTTGACTCGACACCAGTGACCACCGTAGCAAGCGGATACCCTATAGCGTCTACGGATACAACTATTAACGTAACGTCAACTGCCAATATGCGTAGCCAAGGCTATATTAATATTGACGGCGAAACTATTCTGTACCAAAACTTAGGCACTGCTGTAAATGGGCAGGCTAATCAGCTTTTAAATTGCTACCGTGGGATGAACGGCACTACCGCTGCGTCTCATTCAGCTGGGGCTTTGGTATATAACAACTACCTACCCAATATCAATATTTGGCCTACAGGGGTTCCGGGAACTCAGTATCAGTTTATTTACTGGCGTATGCGTCGCATACAGGACTCTGGCACGGGAGTTAATACCGAGGATATCCCATTCCGGTTTATTCCTTGTATGGCTGCAGGATTAGCTTATTATTTAGCTATGAAATTACCTAATATTGATATGAACCGTATCCCTTTATTAAAAGCAGACTATGAGCAGCAGTTCCAATTAGCCGCCGACGAGGACAGGGAAAAAGCGTCTTGGCGTATGGTTCCACGTAATTTGTTTTACTCTAGGTAATTATGACCGCATCTAAGTTTGCTTCTGGCAAGCACTCGATAGCCGAATGTGACCGGTGTGGGCAAAGGTATAAGTTGCATCAGTTAAAAACTGAGATTATTAAGACACACCCATTTAACATTAAGGTTTGCCCTACTTGCTGGGATCCAGATCAACCACAGTTACAACTTGGTCTATACCCTGTAAATGACCCACAAGGAGTGCGTGACCCAAGACCGGATGTAAGCTATTATTCGTCAGGAAATACAGGGTTATATGTAAACCCTAACGCTAGTAACAGTGTAACTAATGCTGGGTATCCTAGCGATGGTAGTAGACAGACCCAGTGGGGTTGGAATCCTGTAGGCGGGGCACAGGGTTTTGCAGATGCATTTAGCCCCAATGATTTGAATTTAGCCATTACAATAGGCACAGTAACCGTAGTAACAACTTAAGGAGTAGTAACATGGCAAAGATGGAAAGCATGAAAGAAGATATCAAGCAAGATAAAGCTATCGTTAAGAAAGCATTTAAAATGCATGATGCTCAAGAGCATAAGGGCGGCAAAGGTACTAACTTAGACAAGCTCAAAAAAGGCGGCATGGCTAAAAAAATGGTTAATAAAATGGCTAAAGGCGGTGTAACTAGCGCCCAAGAAAAAGCTATGGGTCGTAATATGGCTCGTGCTATGAACCAGAAGTCAAGCTCAAGAGGTCGTTAATATGGCTAAAAACGTTAAACCGGCTAGCGAGTACGCTAAGCCACATAAAATGTCAGGAAAAGAAATTGGTACTTCTGATGTAGAGTTAGGTGTTTGCTATGCAACTGATCCTAATACTTTAAAAGCAGACGAAGTAACGCCGGGTGGCATGCCTGCTATGCGTGTTTCTATTGGTAATAATACTCGTGGTCCTAAGACTGATGGTATTGAAATGCGTGGCGCTGGCGCTGCAACTAAAGGTCGTATGTCTAGAGGTCCAATGGCATAATGAATTACGTACAGCTTCAGCAACTGATACAAGACTACGCCGAGAACACTGAGGCGTTATTTGTTAAGGACATTCCTCAGTTTGTCCAACAGGCTGAAACTCGTATATACAATTCAGTAAACGTACCATCACTGCGTAAGAACGTAGTTGGTACTATGACATCAGGTAACCAATATGTGGCTCTCCCTATTGACTGGCTGGCAAATTACTCTTTTGCAGTTATAGATCCAACTACGGGGATGTATAACTATCTGATTAATAAAGATGTTAACTTCATGCGCCAAGCGTATCCATACGCCGCCAATAACGGTGTTGCATACCAAGGAACGCCAACTGGAACTCCTAAATACTACGCTCTTTTTGGTTCCCAATATGGTAATGTCAATGAAATGACTATTATGGTTGCACCCGCACCCGACCAAGCTTACCCTATTGAGATGCATTATTACTACTACCCACCTACTATTGTGCAGGGTATTATTAATGGGTTTAGTTCAATTACTAATGCTGGATCGCTCTACACTCCCGGCGTATATCCAGAAGTACCCTTAACCGGTGGAAATGGCTCAAATGCTACAGCTACAATTACAGTAGGGTCTTCTGGCGCAGTAACCAATATTACTCTTAATGATGGCGGTGTCTTTTATGTTATGGGGGATACGCTTAGTTTTAGCTCTTCTTCTATTGGTTCAGGTACTGGTTCAGGATTTACTGTAAACGTTTCCAGCGTATCTAATACAACTGGAACTAGCTGGCTTGGCGATAATTATGACCCTGTGCTGTTCTATGGTGCTATGCGTGAAGCCCAGTTATTTATGAAGGGTGAAGCTGATATTGTTGGAAATTACGAGGCTAAATATCAAGAAGCCCTATTAGAGTTTAGACGCTTCTGTGACGGTCTTGATCGTGGTGATGCCTACAGAGATGGTCAAACCAAGCTTAATATTAATCTTAAAGGTAATGTGGTCTCATGATTACCCAAACATCCTGCACGATTTTTCAGCAAAATTTGCTAAATGGGAATGAAAATTTCACTACTGGCAACTATAAAATTGCTTTATATACTGGGCTAGCAAACTTAGGTCAGCAAACTACAGCTTATACAACTGTAAATGAAGTTGTTGGCACAGGATATACGGCTGGTGGGTTACCTTTGACTATTTCTGTACCACCCACTCAAAACAACCAATATAACATCACCTACGTATCTTTCCAAAATGCGGTTTGGAACCCAGCATCCTTTACCGCTAGGGGGGCATTAGTATACAATGCAACTACAGGTGCAGCGTGTTTTGTATTAAATTTTGGGTCAGACAAGACTTGTACAACTAGCTTTACCATACAATTTCCGGCAGCGAATTATTCGTCCGCAATTTTAACCCTCGGTACTACTAGTAGTAGTATCAACTATAGTAGTCCAGACTAGGAG